CATCTCTTAAAGGACTTGTATTTACAAAAGATCCTATATCAGATCTAAAATGTACTTCTTGGCCGGCGGATAAACTTCCAATTTCTACAAATACTTCTAGAGCAGATGTACTACCTACATTAGGCATTATTATATCTCCAATTGCTAATTGATACTCTATTGTATGCGATGGAGTGCCACCAGTTGCGGTTTCTGTTGGAAATCCACAAGAAATTCTAACTCTCCGTACTGCTTCTCCTTTTTTTCCATTATTAGATCCTGGATTTGGATCTGATAATTGTCCATCTAATCGTAATTTATAAAATCCTGGTTTGTCGACTGAGCCTAGGGTTCCGTCTGAAAACTCTGGAGCAATTTTTTGTAAATACGATCCAGAATTAGTAGAATTAATAATAACCATTCTGTCTCTAATTATATCCGCAACTGCATTTCCTTGAAACGTTGCATCTCCAGCTAATATATCACCATTTGGTCTTATTTCAAACTTACTAGAAGAAATATGCAAATTACCATTTGATCCACTTAAAAATGTTGAACTTGTTTCACCTAAAAAGAAATTTGGTGTATTAATATCAACATTACTACCGCTTAAAAATATTGTTTCTGTTCTTATATCTAATATAGATGGATCTGTTCTAAATCTGAAATAATTATTTTCATCTGCAACCATTTCTAATCCAACACCATCATAAGTTGTTGTTGATTGTTCTGGTAATGCAGATCCAGAAAATAGTAAAAATCCTCCTGGGCCGGAGCCTGTTGCTTCATTGAATCCAGGATATCCTAATGATCTAACATATCCCGTATTTGTTTTTCCTGCTATTTCAACTCCAGTTTCTAAAGTGTCAGCAACATACAATGAACCGGTCATCATTGAAAATGGTCCGTCGATGTAACGATTACCTCCTTCAAAATTCTGATTATTTAAAATACTAACTGTTTTACTTTTATTTCCTGCTATATTATAATATTCTATTTTAAATGACAACTGATTATCACTTTTATGTTCAACAGGTACCAATGTTCGTAATCTTGTAAAATTTTCTGTAAACCCGAATTCAGCGTCAGATGTTGTTGATATTTCTGAAAATTGCCATTTACCTTTTTCTTGTACAAATATTAATATTCCGTCTCCAGTATGATCTGGTTCAAATATAAATTCTTGATCGTCATATCTTTTTGTATCAGCAGTTGT